TCCTGTCTAAACTCATATAAAATATAGATATGAAGATAAGGAGTAATAACCAATGACTCGAAAAGACCCATTAGAAACAGCGAAGGCAATACTAGAAGCAAAGTCTTCGAAAAAGACCGAAGGAGTGCATTCCGAAATGAAAATGGATGAAAAAGAAATGTATGCTGAAATGGAAGCCATGAAGGAGGCAATGATGAAGGAGATGTCCGATTCAGATGCCACCAAGGAAGAAATCGAAGAGATGATGGCTAAGATGGAGGCTATGTCCTACAAAGAGATGAAAGAGATGATGAAGAAGGAAGGCATCAAGTATGAGACTGCCATGGCAGAGGAAGCAGAAGAGCCAGAGGTAGCAAAGAAAAAGACTGATGAGACTGATGCCACTAGAGCAGACACGGAGTCTGATCTAGAAACCCTCAAAGCAACTAAAAAGACCAAGAAAGTCGATGCTGGAAAGATCAAGCCATCTGCTGCGAAAGCATTTAGTGCTGAGAAGAAGGATCTAACTGTCAAGGAAGATCTTGATGCTCTCTTTACTGGCGAAGAACTCACCGAAGACTTCAAGGAGAAGGCAGAAATCATCTTCGAAAGTGCAATCAATGTTCGTGTTGAAAACGAACTTGAGGAACTAAAAGAAGAGTTTGCTGTTCAACTAGAAGAAAGCAAGACTGAGTTTAGAACTGAACTTGCCAACAAACTAGATGAGTATCTTTCTTACGTTGTTGAGGAGTGGATGCAGGAGAACAAACTAGCCATCGACAGTGGTATTCGTGCTGACATTGCCGAATCTTTCATGGGTGGTCTTAAGACTCTCTTTGAAACTCACTACATCACTGTTCCCGATGACAAGTATGATCTTCTCGAAGATCTCAACAACGAAATCAAATCACTCAAGGGTTCTCTTAATGAGCAAATTGAGAAAAATATCTCGTTGAAGCAGGATGCAATGATTTCAAGATGCATCAATGTGTTCAATGAGGTTTCTAATGGTCTAACTGATTCTGAGACTGAAAAACTTAAGTCACTCGCAGAGGGTCTTGAGTATGACTCAGAGGATCAGTTTAGAGATAAACTAACTGTTCTTCGTGAAAGTTATTTTGATCATGTTTCAGAATCAAACGAACTTGCAACTGAAATTGTGGGTGACACAATCACTGAATCTGTCGAGGAGGGTGCTAGTAAGCCTGATCTCAACGGGTCCATGAAGTTCTATTCTGATATGCTTACCCGGTCAGCAATCGTACAAAAGCAGACCAACTTTACGGGTTGAAAACGGTAGATTACTAGATATCCATACACAAAGGAGAAATTCAATGGAGAAGACTTTTGTTACCGAACAACTCAGAAAGAAGTGGGCACCCGTCCTCGAACATGCCGACATGCCCGCAATTTCTGACGACTACAGAAAGAATGTTACTGCCATTCTTTTGGAAAACCAAGAGCAGTATCTAAGAGAAGCCGCACCAACCAACTCGGGTGGTGGTAGCATTGCTGGATTGGGTGCTGATTCTAACGCATCTTTTGATGGTGTTAATGGTTTCGATCCAGTTCTCATCTCGCTCGTTCGACGAGCCATGCCAAACTTGATGGCTTATGATGTCTGTGGTGTTCAGCCAATGAACGCTCCAACCGGACTCATCTTCGCCATGAAGTCGAAGTATACCAATCAGGGTGGAACTGAGGCTCTATTCAACGAGGCTTCAACCCACTTTGCTGGTGGACCAACTGGTAGTCCTGAGTCTAACGGCACAATGGACCCACTACTTGCAGTTGATAGCGGCAATGCTGCTGGTTTCACCTATGGTAGCGGTATGTCCACCAGTGCAGCAGAGGCTCTTGGTGACAGTGCTGCCAACGGATTTAGTGAGATGGCATTCGTCATCGACCGTCAGTCCGTGGTTGCAAAGACTCGCGCCCTCAAGGCAGAGTACACCACTGAGTTGGCTCAGGATCTCAAGGCTGTTCACGGTCTTGACGCTGAGACTGAACTCGCTAACATTCTCAGCACTGAGATTCTTGCTGAGATCAACCGCGAGGTTGTTCGCACCATCTATCGCAACGCCAAGTTGGGCGCACAGCAGAGCGACCTTTACAACAAGGGTGGTTTGACTGCTGGTGGTCTATCTGGTGGCGGTCTAACTGGTCTTGGTGGTGTCTATGACATCCAACTTGACTCTGATGGTCGTTGGTCAGCAGAGCGTTTCCGTGGTCTCGTCTATCAGATCGAGCGTGAGGCAAACGTCATTGCTAAGGAAACTCGTCGCGGTAAGGGTAACATCGTCATCTGCACCTCAGATGTCGCTTCTGCTCTCGCCATGTCTGGCTTCCTCAACCTAACTCCAACTCCATCGGTTCCCGGTTATGCCGATGACACTCAGAACACCTTCGTTGGTAGCCTAAACGGCAACATCAAGGTCTACATTGATCCTTATTCGGTCAGTGGTTCTGACTACATCTGCGTTGGTTACAGAGGTAACAGCCCATATGACGCTGGTATGTTCTACTGCCCATACGTTCCACTACAGATGGTTCGTGCAGTTGGTGAGAACACCTTCCAGCCCAAGATTGGATTCAAGACTCGTTACGGTCTTGTCAACAACCCATTCGTCACCGACAGCGGTGCTTCTTCGGCTGATCCATCTGATGCAACTTCTATCAGAAGCAATCAATACTATCGAATCTTCCGTGTCGATTCGATTCACGGTTCTGTCTGATAAGTAACATATAACACGGCTTGAGACGGGAAGAGGGAAACCTCTTCCCGTCTTTTTTTATACATACAAAAGAGGATTGAACTATGGCATATCAAGTTGAAGTGGGTCCAGAATATAACTGGGATAAAGATCTTTCAGCATCTCCCGGTTTAACCTCAAACGATGGGGGAGAGTTTACTCCTTTATACGCAGCATTAGGAACACCACAACCAGAAGGTGTTGTTGCTGGTGCCAATGCAAGAATACCAGAAGGAACTGTTTTTAAGTTACTTTTTGATAAACTGCCCGGCACTGGTGCAGAGTCTGCACTAATCAGTCAAGGTTGGAATATGTATATTCCAATCTATCAGGCTGTTGGGGACAATAATGCCACAGGAACAATAAATCTAAGAGCAGTTAGAGAATGGTGTTTAAACCCCGAAAATATTGGATCAACCGTTGAAGATGGCACATACATCATGGTTGATTTTGAGAATCCATATTTTCATCATATATATGACTATCCAATAGATTCGGATGAATTTCAGAAATCAACAAGAGAACTCATTTCAGTAATTCAGGCAGTAAAAGCATTATATCCAAATGCAAAAGTAGGTCACTATGGAATTCCTGTAACTCACTATTGGTTTACTTTTATAAACCAAGAACCGCTTGTGAGATATAATAGTAGAATACATGGTCCAACGACTGACTGGGAAGGATTACTATACACTAGAAACTGGTATAGTGTAACCGAAGAAGAAAAAGAGGTACTGATTAATGAGTATTTGGAAAGAAACGGTAGGATCATGGGAGCCATGGACTGGTTTAATCCAAATTGTTATGATCGCTATGATTCTGATGTGGTTGTTCATAATATGACTCGAAGAGGAATGGCGAAACAATATTGTTATAATCAAGTTGAAATATGCCAAAGATTCAAAGATAGTAGTGGTTCAACAGCGGAAACAATACCAGCAGTTAGCAGTATGTACTGGAAAATAGGTCAATTAGAATACAATAAAAAACAAATTCCAACATATGATTTACTTCGGGATCAAATAGATGGAAACATTGAGCATACAGGTTGTAATGGACTTGCTTTTTGGCATGGAATGTCGTATTGGGTAAAAGATGCGTGTAAGGATAGACAACCACCAGAACCGGGTGATAATCCCGGACCATATACCCAATGGCAAGAGTCTAGAACGGCATTCACTAAGGATTATTTCAATGGAACAGAACCAGATTGGCTAGGATTTTATAACACTGATGATCCTGATGGACCATCCAATCCATAAAATATCAATAAGGTTATCATATGCCATTAGTTTCAACAAAAGAATATTTGGAAGATGCTGCCAATAAGTTTCTCATCCAACAGATGCAATCAGCACACGCTTATGTCATGGGTGCTAATGAAAATCTTCTACTCTTATTGGACGAGTGGGGAGATAATGTAGAATCTGAATTTGATTACAACGGAGATGGAAATGTTGATGGTGCAGATCTAGGAATACTTCTTATCACAGAAGGGGGAAGTCAATATCCACCCAACACCGATGATCCACCAGTTGCCTCTGCATTTGCAGAGGCAACAAGACTACCCGGTGTTTTACTACCTTCATATCAAGCACCTGATCCTGAGCCAGAAGAAACACCAACAAACATAGGTGCATTGGCAACACAACCAGATAATCAAAACTATATCTACCCCACCTTCTTTAACTTTACGATAGCAGAGATGCCCAATCTAGAATACTTTGTTACAAAGGTAACATTACCCGGTTTTGGTTATGATTCTCCTCTAGAACAGCCAAATAGATTCTCTTTGATCAAGCATCCAGCAAACAAAGTTGTTTTTAGTCCCCTTGAGATGTCATTTCTAGTTGATGAAAACATGGAAAACTGGCTAGAAATATCAAACTGGATTCGTAGAACAAGTGTTATGGATGATCACAGAGACATCTTAGAAGACACCAAGAAACATTTTACTCAAGGAACACTATTCATTACCAATAGTGCAATGAATCCCAATCTAGAGGTTACTTTCTACAATATGTTCCCAATATCTGTAAGTGGATTTGAATTTGACAGTCAAATTACAGATCTTACTCCTTGGACTGCAAACGTAACCTTTGCTTATGATTACTATGAAATCAAAAAACTTTAAAGTTTCTTCTTGACAGATAATAAAACCTATGTACACTCTGAGTGTCAACGAAGGAAAAGGAAACATATATGCTCTCTAGAATACTAAGATCTCTTAAGGGTGATACCCAAGTCAAAGTCAAACAGAACCCAGAACTTGCTCCTCCACTAGTTCCAGAAGAAGAACTTACTCTTCCTGATCTCTTGTCTGCATGGGGAACATACGATCCAACATACGATTTAAACGGAGATGGAATTGTAAACGGAGAAGATCTTGGTTTGTTTCTTCTTCGTAAACCACCAGCAGAAGAGAAGGAAGATCGAAACCTGATTCTCTATCCACAACACGGTGTTCTATCAACTAGGTTTCCAGTTCCTCCAATGTATGATGCCATTCTCAAACTTGAACAAGAAGAGGAGATGGATCAATTTGCAAGAAGAAGAGCAGGTGCAGAAACCTATTACATCTGGTATGCATCTTGGGATATTGGTCATGGCAAAGAAACTGGTAGTCTCAGTATCAATGAAGATCAGATCATAGAAAATGTTAGAAAGTATTATGGAGACAAGGAACCAGAGGGTTATGGACAACTAGACTACGAGGGTAACTTCTTCCGTGGATTAGACAAGGGAGAAGGAACTGTAGAAAATCAAGAAGCAACGCGAGTCATGCTCAAGGCACTTCGTCGAATGAAGCAAGAGTTTCCCAAGATGAAGTGGACCTATTATGGTTTGCCTATACTGAAGTATTGGCTTCCACACCCCTCACCCACAAATGCATATACATGGGTCAATGCTCCTTTGGAAGTAAAGATACAGGAGATCGAACACAAGTATGCAGCATATAGAGAACTTCTATCAGAGTGTGATTGGTTGAATCCTTCGTTCTACAATCGCTATGATCCTGATGTCCATAAAAACAACATAGTTGCCAGAGAAGCAACATATAGAAAAGAACTGGTTGTTTTCTGTCATATGTTCAATGAAAGACTTGGAACCAACAAACCAATCATACCAATGACATGCCCTTGGTATGTTGCTGGTGGTAAGGTTGAATATGACTATAAGACTGTTCAAGATCAGTTTATGCTTGACACTGTTATCAATCCTTATCTGGAAGCAGGTGTAAATGGTTTTGCATTGTGGTATGCACACAGTTACTATGCTAGACTTGCATTCGAATACAACTCCAACACCAGAAATCCAAAGAACTATGATGCCTTTATCAAAAATTACAATCAAGATCCAAGAAGGTTTGATCTGGAGAACATGACACGCGAACAAAGCATGGAGTGGAAAGATCTCTACATGGAGAAGTCCAGTGAAACGATTCTCAATCACATGAAGGTGATGAGAAGTTCAATGGATCGGTTTTATTCTACTTGACTAGACATGATAGTGTGATATACTTCTAAACTATGAATCTCAAAAAGATCAAAGAGATGGTTGAACGAGATACCATCATTGACGAGACAAAACTTGACACTGAGTCTCTTCGTCTTCCTCAGTTGCACAACAAGTATCTGAACATATACTTGGACGCCAAACTCATTCTCGAACGCAAAGAGAATGAGTTTCGTCGTATGCGCAAACTGAAGTGGATCTACTATACAGGAAAGATGGACGAGGAAACTTTGCAACGATTGAATTGGGAACCTTTTGAGTATAAGATTCTCAAGCAGGACATGGCAATCTACATGGAAGGTGATGATGATCTGATTACACTTTCTGAACAGGTGACATACTACAAGGAGTTGTGTCAGTATGTTGATTCTGTGGTAAAGGAGATCACCTATCGTCACAACAAGATTCGAAACGCGATTGATTGGAATAAATTTCTAGCAGGGAGTTGACATGATTGAAAACAAAGATTGCATCGAGTTTCTTAGAGGACTTGATTCAAATTCAGTTGATATGGTATTGGTTGACCCTCCTTACTATAAGATAGTCCAAGATAAATGGGACAATCAATGGCAATCCGAGAAGGAATATCTTGATTGGTGCAGAGAGTGGAGTTCTGAATGTGTTCGTGTCCTTCGACAAAATAGAATGATGGTCGTTTGGGGAACACTGAAAACTGATACCTTTCTTCGATACAAACTGGATGTATTGAATTTTTTTTCTGATATGCAATCACAAAATGAAATCATCTGGTCATATAATTGGGGAGGAAGAAGCAAGAAGAACTTTGCTCGAAAGCATGAGTATGCTTGGTGTTATTCGAAGGGAGAATTTCTTTTCAATGCCGACAATATTCTTGTCGAACGCAAGGTGAAGAAAAATCTTCGAACAGGAATGGACTATGAAAAAGGAACCATTCCAACTTGTGTGTGGGAAAAGAACAACCACACCACCTCTAAGGAATTCTGTGGTTGGCATCCTACGACAAAAAACCTTGATGTGTTGGATCGAATGATCCTTGCATATACAAATGAAAAGGATGTGGTCTTGGATGTGTTTTCTGGATCTGGTTCAACGGCTATCTCCTGCATCAGAACCAACCGAAATTTTCTTGGATGTGAGATCGACAAGAACTACTACGAAAAAAGTCTACAGAGATTGTCATCCCTACATATAGGGAATGACAGATATACTGGTTGAATATGTTGATAGTGTAAATATAAGAGTTCGGTGCGAGCGAGGCATTGCAAAAGAACTCTCAGACTATTTTACTTTCAAAGTTCCCGGTCACACCTACATGCCTGCATATCGCA